GTCTTTTTCCAGCCCCGCAATCGTCTCTTTCGTCCGAGCGATTGTTGTCGGGTAGTATTTGATGATCTTGTCCTCCAGCTCATATTTTTCGGAGAGATAGTTGGACTTCAAAAGGCGCAGCTTCTGCACCTGAATATCCAAATCCATTTTCTCTTTTATGTGCGGATTGTCCGCCGCAAGCATTTTGATCTCCGCATAAGAAAGAGCAGTAGCGTCCACATCTTCACAGGAACGCACGGGAGATTTGCTTGTCATAATCTGACTTGCGAATTTCTGCTTGCCCTCAACGAGCTGCCAGCAGTATGCGTCAAAAGTCCCTTCCGTAACATATCGGTACAGACCGACCTTCAGGTTTTCGTTGCCCTGCCGCACCGTCCGTCCGGCACGCTGCTCCAGATCGGCAGGTCGCCACGGGCAGTCAAGGTCGTGGGAAGCAATAATCTTGTTCTGCACATTCGTACCTGCGCCCATTTTCTGCGTGCTGCCCATCAGGATTCGCACTTCGCCACGGCGCACTTTTTTGAACAGCTCCTGCTTTTTCGTCTCAGTATCCGCCTCGTGGATAAACTTAATTTCCGATTCGGGAATACCACGCTCGATCAGCTTCTGTCGTATATCCGTGTAGACGGAAAACTCGCCTGCACCCTTTGGAGTGGAGAGGTCGCAAAAGAGGAGCTGCGTCAGTTTTTTATCACTGTTTTCCTCCCATATACGGAACACCTCGTTTACGCAGGCGTTGACTTTACTGCCTTCCTCATCGGGTAACATTGGATTCATCATTCGCTGGTCAAGGGCGAGCTTCCGCCCATCGTTTGTGACTTTCAGCATATTGTCCACGCTGGAATCCACATTGCCGCCCCTTATCTTTTCGGCTCGTTCGCCGAGAGAGGCGACCATATCTTTTTGCACCTGCGACGGCTTCACGGCGATGTTGTGATACTCCACTTCCGGTACGGGAAGATCGAGCATATCCGCCGTTTTGATGTCCGCCACCTGCTTGAACATCGCCATCAGTTCAGGCAGGTTATTGAATTTCGCAAAGCGTGTTTTCGCTCTGTATCCTGTTCCTTCGGGTGTAAGCTCAACTGCCGTGACCGTCTCGCCGAACATCGACGCCCAAGCGTCAAAGTGCTGTAAATCGTGTTCTTGCAGCGTCCGGTACTGCAAATACCGCTGGATCGTATAAAGCTCTACCATTGAGTTCGAGATCGGCGTACCCGTCGCAAACACAACGCCACGCCCTCCGGTAATCTCATCAAGATAGCGGCATTTCATAAAAAGGTCGGAAGATTTCTGCGCTTCCGTCTGAGCGATACCGCCTACATTCCGCATTTTCGTGTAAAGATACAGATTCTTGTAATAATGACTTTCATCTATGAAAAGCCTGTCTATACCAAGTTCTTCAAAGGTTACGACATCATCCTTTCTTGATTGATCGTTCAGCTTTTCCAGCTTCGTTTGCAGGGATTTTTTCGTCTTTTCAAGCTGCTTGACCGAAAAACGGTCGCCACGGTTTCGCTTTATATCCGCAATCCCTTCGATAATATCGTCAAGCTGCTGCTGTAAAACAGCCCTCTGCCGTTCAATCGAAATTGGGATTTTTTCAAACTGCGAGTGACCGATAATCACAGCGTCATAATCGCCCGTGGCAATCCTGCCGCAGAAGCGTTTTCGGTTTTTCATCTCAAAGTCTTTCTTCGTAGCGACCAATATATTCGCCGCCGGATAGAGCTGCAAGAACTCCGCCGCCCACTGCTCCGTCAAGTGATTCGGCACGACAAAGAGGGATTTATTGCAAAGTCCGAGCCGCTTGGATTCCATAGCGGCAGCAGTCATTTCAAAGGTCTTGCCTGCACCCACGGCGTGTGCTAAGAGGGTATTCCTGCCGTAAAGGATATGGGCGACCGCATTTTTCTGATGTTCCCGAAGCTCAATTTCGGGATTCATTCCACTGAAAATGATATGGCTTCCGTCATACTCACGGGGACGGATACTGTTGAACTTGTCGTTATACAGCCGCACCAGCTTTTCCCGTCTTGCGGGATCACGCCATACCCAATCCTGAAAGCCCTGCTTGATCAGCTCCTGCTTAGACTGGGCGATAGCCGTTTCCTTTTTATTGAGAACAGCTTTCTTTTTGCCTTCATCATCTTCCATATAGTCAAAGACACGCACATCTTTCATATTGAGCGTATCTTCGATAATTTTGTAGGCGTTTACCCGCTTTGTGCCATAGGTATTATAGGCTTTCAGGTTTCCACGGTCGTAGGATTTTCCCTCCACATTCCATTCGCCTGTCAGCTTTGAATAATGGACTTTGATGTTCCACTGTGCATATCTGGGCGTATCCAAAAACTCGTACATAAACTGCTGTGCGATTTCTTCCGGCAGCCAAGTCGTGCCGAGCTGCACGAAAATCTCGCTGGCAGTCAGGTCTTTCGGCTGTACCTTTTCGAGCGCTTCCACATTGATTTTGTAATCTTCGGGGTAGACCTCTGCGGATTTTTTCGCCCAAGCGAGCTTTTCTCTCACATTGCCGGAAAGATATTCGTCTGCCATCAGGTACTTTCGCTCGGTGCTGTTTCCGTAGCCGTACATCGGGTTTAGGAAGATAACGCCCTTTAATTCCTCATAGATTTCCTGCTCGGTCTTGCCCGTAAGGGAACACATATATTCCATATCCACACAGGCTTTTTCGCCCATAGATACAGCAAGCGCTTCGCTGGCGGTATCCACCGTGGTAACGGGTGTATGGGGCTTGATCGTCCGCTTCGTGAACATATCCGCCTTGCGTTCCAGCTCCCCGTTTTCGTCCAGTACCTCCAGTGCGGAAAGCAGGGCAAAGGAGCTGTCCTGCGAAAAAGCGGACACATTCGCACGGGAATTGATCAGCCCGTACTTTTTGGAAAAGGTGTCGTAAAGCGCATTTAGCTTCTGCTGTTCCTTTTCGATTTCATAATCGGGATAATCGGCAATCTGCATTTCAATCAGGCTGCGGACACAATCTCGAATGACAATCATACCCTTAATGCGGTTTTCTGCCGTAGCGGAACACTCCACCGGCGTCATTCGGGAATTTTCACGGTAATAGATTTTATCGTCCACAACCGTATAGGAAAAGTTGCGGACTTCGGGATCGGCGGGAATGGAATTATCTTCTTCGGTCAGTTCCTCGTCCACCTCGTAATCCGTAATCTCTGCGTGGATATTGGAAATGGCTTCGTCCAAAAGCTCGGCAAGGTCGGCGTTTTCGTAAGGGACAACGGTATCTTCCTCGCCGAATCTGCCGGATACGGTTTTCCATTCACCAAGTACCATTTCGGGATGATCGACGAAGTAGGCGTTCATCTTCACGCCGTTTTCATCGGTGTTCAGGTGTACCCATTCAGGCTCAAGGTCAATAAGCCTGTCCCGCTTCTGTAATATCAAAATATCCGAAACGACCTCCGTTCCGGCGTTTCCCTTAAAGGTGTTGTTCGGCAGTCGGATTGCGCCGAGAAGGTCGGCTCTCTGTGCGATATACTTCCGCACGGCTGGATTTTCCTTATCCATTGTGCCTTTGCTTGTGATAAGCGCCATCACGCCGCCCGGTCTGAGCTTGTCTAAGGACTTCGCAAAAAAGTAGTCGTGGATTAAAAAGTTATGCTTGTTATACCTCCTGTCATTCACTCGAATATCGCCGAAAGGCACATTTCCGATCACAGCGTCAAAAAAGCTGTCGGGGATATTTGCTTCCTCAAACGGCTGCGTCGCTATCGAGGTTTTCTGATAAAGCTGCTGTGCGATACCCGCCGAAATCTTATCAATCTCCACGCCGTAGATTTTGCTGTCCTGCATAGACTGGGGCAGCATACCGATAAAGTTGCCGATACCGCAGGAAGGCTCTAAGATATTGCCCTCCCGAAAGCCCATCTGCTCCATTGCCTTGTAGATCGAGGAAATGACAACGGGCGGGGTGTAGAAAGCGGTCAGGGTGCTTGCCCTTGCGCTTTCATACTCATCGGGAGAAAGGGCGGTATAAAGCTCGATAAACTCGTCCGCCCACGAGGGATTATTTTCATCAAATGCTTCTGGAATACCGCCCCAACCGACATACTGTGATAGTATCTCCTGTTCTTCGGGCGTTGCAAAGCGATTGTCAAACTCACATTCCTTCAGCACATTGATTGCTGCCATATTTCTGCGGAAGCGTTCTTTTTTGCCTGTTTCCGGAACTTCGTGGGAAGCAAGGTCAAAGGTGTGCCGTTCGGACAGCGGGATTTCAGGGTGCAGATCAAAGGTCTGTACCCGTGAGCGCTTCGGCTGGCTGAAAGTAGGTGTGAATGGCTCGGCTTCTTTCTGCTCAGGCTGTTCGACAGAATTTTGTTCTGCTATTTCAATTTCCTCATCAGACAGATACACAAGATCGTTAAAGGAAAGGCTCTGCAAACTCCTTTCGATCATATCTTCAAGAGAAGAAAACTGTTCGCTCCTGATAACTTTTCCGTCTACAAGGGTTTCAAGCCGGTAATCCACAAGATTAACTCTCGCCTGAATTTCGTGCTTATCATCTTCGGTTGTCGTATAAGCAAGCTCCACATTGGAAAGGTCTGTGTAATCCGCACCCTCGTCACGCTCAAACTCCTCACGGCAATACTCATCTATGAGCGCTTTTGCCGTATCCAGTTCGGAAACAGATTTCTTGACCTGTTCCAAGTAGTCGTTTGCCTGCCACTCGCTCTTAAACTCCTCGCTGACGCCCTCATCGTCGATATAGATCGCTTCCGTCAAATCGTCCCAAATGGCATAACCATCATCGGTTTCAATGACGAAAAATCTCTCGTCGGGCGGGAGCGTATTTTCTGCCGCCCTGTCGTTTGCAAGATAGGGCGAATCAATGATTTCTACGCCTTTCGGTTGCGGATCAAGGCTGCTGATAAAATCCTGCGGTATAGTGTTCCCGTCTTTATCCTTATAGAAAACGACGGTAAAAGGAACACCGTAGTAATTTTCTTCCTTTATATCCTTTTCAAACTGATAGGGGCTGGTATATTCAACGCTTTCCCGCACCGTCCCGTCCGTATGCAGATAGTCAATCCTGCCGACCGGCTGCGACTGCACCGGATCTTCCTTATTGGTCGATACGATGTTTCGGGTGCTGCGCTCTCCGCTTTCCAAAGAGCAGACCGCCACATCAAAGCCACGGTCAAGCAGCATATTGACATAGGTTTCCAAGCGGTTTGCCGGAAAGCCGCACATCTGTGTTCGCTGATTGCCGCCGATAGAACGGGACGCAAGATTCAGCTCCAGCGCTTCGCTTACGGTCTGTGCGTCCGCACCGTAGGCTTCAAAGAAATCGCCCATCTGATACAGAACAAGGCTGTCGGGATTAGCACTCTTGATTTCGCTGTACGCACGATAAGTGTCCGTAAAGCTGCTGCGCTCGTTCTGCTGAACAAGCCGCATAAAGTTGTCCTTGCGCTCCAAACGGGGCTGCGGATTTTGCACAGAGCGATCCATCAGCTCCACATTCCAGTCATCTACCCGTGTGATTTCAAAAGGCTTTCCGTCCAAATACACTCTGTCGCCGACTTTATAAGCGGCAGAGAATAACGATTTTTGCTGTTCCCGTGCTGCCGCCTGCTCAATCCTTGCCACTACATCTTCGGGCAGACCGTCCACATAGTAATGGATTTCGCCCTCGCTGCTGATATGGGCAATCGTTTGGTAGTCGCCGTTTTCCTCAACGGCTCTGTTCCAGACGGTAAGACCGTTTCCAAGATACCCCATACCAATGTCAAAAGCAGGCGCTTCAGCCGGATCAGCTTTTTCCTCCGGCTGAAGGTAATCGCCGAGTCCTTCGCTTCGGACAGCCTGAATATAATCGTCTTGCAGGATAGTGTCGGGCGTGACAACTGCCAAAACCTTGTTTTCCATATCCTCCTCAAAAGAGTAGGACGGGCTTAGATCACGGGGTGTAACATAAAACTTTTTAATATCCCCGTCGTAGCTCTGAACAGCCTGCTGGAACTTCCTTAAATCCCCGGCAGTAAAAATCTCCTGCGTTACCCAATACATCTCATCGCCGTTTACCAAAGAAGTTTCTTTGAAACGCATATGGTGGGGAATGAGCTTTTCAAACTCGATAGAATTGAAACGAGGCTGCTGCTCTGCAACCGCCGCCTGATTCGTTACCTTCAGGTGGTCGTTCATCGGGTTTTCCCGCACTTTGCTGTCAAACTCTGCTCTCTCCAATTCCTTTTGAAACAGCGGATACTGCATATCGTGAAGAACGACACGCTTATCATCAAAAGCAAGAATTTCGTATTCGTCAGCGCCGATATATACCGTATCGCCGAGATGATAGGCATACTGCGCCTCCTGCTGCGGCTCGTTTTCAGCCGCCTGCACCGATTCCCGTTCGGGTGGAGCAGTGGAGAGGATTTCACGGTTTTTCTGTTCTTCGGCAAGTTCGGCTCGGCGTTCCTCCTGCTTTTCAAGCCACTGCGGGTAAATCTCTTTTTCCTTTGGATTGAGATAACGGTCGAGGCGTATCAGTTCGGCAATCCGCTTCTCTACCTGATTCCAATTCAGCCGGATATGCGGCTTATCGTCCCCAATGCCTTTTGAGATCAAAATGCCTTTCCCGTCGTGCTGCTCGTCAATGCCTGCGCCGACAATAACAGGATAAGCGCCGCCCCAACCGTATTCGTCTTTCAGAAAATCGGCGTTTTCCTTTGTGGACAAGCTTTTTTCAAACTGCTCATAGATACGGAACTTTCCCTCAGATATGCCGCTCCCACGGGTGAGAACAGCGTCGATAATCTCCTGAGAAAAAGAAAAAGCAGAGGTTTTTTCCTCTGCCTGCATATCCAAAAAGTTCAGTTGTCCATCTACGGAAGGTAACGGCTTCATCGTATCCTGCAATTCGCCGAGCAGCCGCATTGCTTCAAAATGCTGTGCGATTACGCCCCAATCATAGAAGCTCTGCTTTGTGCGGGACAGATAGCTACCCTCCCAAAGCTGAAGCACATTCTGCCAAGTTTTGTACCCGACTCGCCGCCCGTCGCTCAAAATCAGTTCAGTATAATCGTTATTGAAAATACCCTTGATATATTCGGTACGGGCGGCGTTATCGGGATTGCTTTCATAGAAAGCACGAATTTCCTCTTTCGAGGCTTTCAGGTGGGGCGTTGTACCGAGGATTTCACGAATGGTATCGTCCCCGCCGAAAAACGGCAGGCTCTTATCTTCGTTGCTTCGGTCGTAGTAATCTAAGCGAAGATGACCTCCGCTTTCACGATTTCCTGCACTCTGTTCCGCAGATTGTTCATTCCCTGCACCCACTTCATCATATCCGCTGCTTTCAGGCTCTCGGTCAAGCCCTCCTGCACCGCCATCTGCTTCATCAGGGTTTCTTCCAGCTTCATCGCTGTCTGCTCTGTTTCCGCCAAATGCTGTGTCAGGGTGCAGCTCGTCAGAAGATTGTAATACCGGATTTTGTGATGTTCTTTGAGAAATTTCCGTCTCATCTGAGCGTACCTGCCCAAAGTTACCTCCGGCTGCTCCGGCATTGTCAGATCGGGAAGATTGTAATCGCCCTGCATTGTATAAGTCAGCTCGTTCATTTTCAAAGCTCCTTTCGCTCTTATTTTCAGCCTTATTGTATTCCGGTTTCTCTCTGTCCGCAATGATGCGATTTTGCCTTTCAAGGGCAAGAACAGTACGGGAGATTTCCCCAAGCCCCATCTCCGCAATATCGCTTGACGCAATACCGAGGGCGTTTAAGGCTTCCGGCGTATTGAAATTTGTAATGACAGAGAAATCCTCCGCTTCAAAAAACGGCTCGGTATCTATCCCAAGCCTTGTCATCATCATATACGCCACGCTGTTTGTTACCGCTTTCTTATACATAGCGGTAATCATATCTTCCGAAAGACCGTAGAGGAAGCTGTCATCTGCGGCATACATCAGATCGCCCAGATAGTCGGGGATATTATCCTCCACGGCGTTTTTAGCGGCGCTCAGAACTGCGTCCGCAAGGCTTTCCCTGTTTTCCAGCTCGCCGAAGGTGTTTTCAAGGGATTCGATCACATCGTCCGTATATTCCGGCTTCATATCCCAAATCGGAACGGGGCGGGAGTAGCGGCTTGCGTGGGTATCGGAAATATCGAAGTAATGGGTTAAGCGCTGCCTGCTCCGGTCGGCGTCCTCAAATACGGCGATACCCTTTGCGCCACGGTTTACCCAACGCCCGAATTTGTCGTTCCAGCGCTCGATCTCCAGCACTGCCGTTGCGTCCGGTCTTTGGGCGTAGATGAGAAGCTGCTCGTCAAAGCGCAGACGATAGTTCCGGCAGGCGCAGCGCAAAAAGGCTTGCCAGTTCTGAACATCGGACACAACAGCGTGTGCGGTACGGCGGTACAGCTCGGAAATCAGGTCGTACTTTCGTGCCATCGGTTATGCACCTCCTATCTTTCATAGTCTTTCTGTTTCGGTCTTACGGGGATACCGTTTTTATCATAGCTTTTCGGATCGGCGGCAGGGGTATCCCAACCAAACATTGAACCTGCCTTCATCGCCTCTGCCTGACCTTTTGACAAGCCGAGCTTTTTGTTCATCTCATTCACAAGGGCGTTTGTTTCACTGGGCTTGCCGCCCTGAATATCCGTGCGGTAAAATCCGCTTTCGCCCTTTTTGACAATGCCGACGCAGTTTTCCGTCTGCACGAACACATAGCACTGCTCCGGCAGAGAAGAACGGAGCGGAATCACGGTATTGCCGTTTTGCTCCATCCGCTCGGCAAACTCGCAGATATGGTAGAGGTTGCTGCCAACCTCTAAATGATAGTCGTCAATATATCGGCAGGTGCGGTCAAGCTGTTCCCCGTCGCTTAAAGTGATCCTGATTTTATCTCCATCGGGGATTTTGAATTTTTCTTTGTAATCCGGCGTGATAAAGCGGATTCCACGGCTCGCCTTTTCCATATGGCGGTCAAGCCATTCCCGCACATAGCAGTAGCAGTAAAAATTGTAGTCCCCACGGGCAGGATTACACCGTATCAGGAAGCTGTGTTTTTCGGTATCGGCACGGAAACCGTACTCGGTCGCATAGTTGCCCTGAAAGGCGCTGTCGGGATATTTCGCCGCATACTGCGCCATAGTCGTGCGGCTCTTTAACAGCCCGTATTCTTCCGAACGCAGGGCGTTGATAACCTCGTCCAGCTCGCTTTTGAACTCGTCCGTTTTCAAATCCCGCCTATGATCAAACCAAGAGGAAAAGAACTCTTTGCCGCCTGCGCCGAAATCGCCACGAAGATACCCGATACTTCCGGTCTGTCCCTCGATCTGCGTACTCTGCCTGTAAGTGTATTTCTGCTCGTCCGTATGAAGCGGTCGGATTGTAAAAGCCATTTCTGTCTGCTCCTTTCCTTTGCCTAAATCGTGTTTTCCTCTGACTTCTGCTCATCATCAGCGCCTCCCAAATAGGAAAAGAGCCTGTTTTTTGCGATCTGCTCCTGAAGCTCTGTGATAACCGTCATATCGGAAACGGATATATCGGGAATTTTCAAAATGCTTTGCAGGCTCAGCGCCTTCAAATCCTTTTCGGTTTTACAGCCGGAATCATAGAGCTTCGCCAGCACCTTTACTTTCTGCTGCAAAGCGGTGTTTGCGCTTTTCTTCGCTGCCATTTTCTTTTACCTCCCATCTTAGCTTTTAGCGTAGTCGGAATAGACACGCTGCATTTTGTGTCTTGCCCTGCGTACTTCGGGGGAGCAGCCGAGTTCAGGATATTTTGCCTGAATCTTCTGTCTTGTCCTTCGGATACTCTCAAAGCAGGGGATACCGTAAGCCTTATAATTGCTCATCACATCTTCAAAGCTGAAATGGCTGATACCGTGGGTATCATAAATACACGCCTTGCTGACGAGCAGATACAGCTTCATATCGTCATTTCGTGCTTCGGGGTGTTCCTTTAACACCGCAAGCACTCGGTTTTCAATCGTTTTCAGGTTTCTCATTTAAGCCTCCCAAAATAGAAAAAGGGGCGGAGTTTTTAAGCCCCGCCCCCGCAGAAGTTCTTACTTTTTCTTTCTGTTACGGATCTGCAAAAAGATAAAGCCGCCTACGATAAAGACGACCAGAGCAATTCCGATAATCGCTTTCAGTTCCATTAGTTATCCTCCTTCTTCTTTTTCTTAAAGCCGATGATACCGCAAGCCGCAATGCCTGCTACCGACACACCCGCAAGGACAAGCCAAAGACCGAGCTTGCTGTCATCTCCGGTTTTCGGCGTATCTCTCAGCTCGTTGTGCATTTCAACGACCGTGGTAGAGCCTGTCTGTACCGCAGCCTCCTTGTCGGCAGGCAGGATATACATAGCGGAAGCCGAATTGTTCACTTCGGAAATCTTGTACTCGCCGATCCGCAGTCCTTCAAGGAAAATCTCGCCGTTTTCGTCTGTTTCAAGGGTAACATCATAGCCGTTTGCTCCGGTAATGCGGAAAGCAAAGCCTTCCACCTTTCCGTCAGACGATGTTTTCACGATTTTCAGGTTTCCACGCATAGGCTCGTTTGCGAAGCCTTTGCCCTCTGTGTTTTCCACCTGATAGGTCTTACCGTCCGTGTCGATAAATACCTCATACACGCCCTCGTCACGGATATACGAATCCGGGCTTGCTGATTCCAAAATGAAGTAGCGCCCATAGAGCAGATCGTTCATTTCATACTGCCCGATTTCTTTTTCGGTCAGTGTGCCGATCAGTTCGTCCTCGCTGTCCAGCTCGCCGTTGTCGTTGGAGTCCTTATAGACCTCAAACACAGCGCCCGTCAGCTTCGTATCGGTATATTCAGCGTCCACCTTCGTAAGAGCGATATTGCCACGCACCAGCTCATTGACGATTTCAATCTCAACGACTTGCTCATTCTCTGAGATATTCACATCATAGACGGTATCGTCAAGCACGAATCCGGTCGGCTGCTTGATCTCACGGATATACCAGTTTCCGTAAGGCACATTCTCAAAGGAGAAGCTGCCATCGTCGCCGGATACGGCGGTCATCAGGGCGTTTTCTTCGGTAAACTCCACATCATCGCTCTTAAACAGACCAATGAGCGCACCGCCGAGTCCCTCGCCGTTCTCATCAACCTTTTTGCCGGAAACCGATCCGTAGATCAGCTTGTTTTCCATCGGCTCGCCATTATTCACTGCAATCGCTACCGTTGCAGTTTCCTGTCCTGCATATTCAAATACAACGGGATATTTTTCGCCGTTGAGCTGATAATGCTCGTCTGTCGCCAGTTCTTTGACATAATAGCTGCCCAAAGGCAGGTCAGTCCCTACGGTCGCCCTGCCGTTTTCATCAAGCGTGATGATTTCAAGCAGACCGTCTTTCGGAATGGAAGTGCCGCTTGCGGATACAAGCTCCTCATCGGCGAACAAGCCGAAGCTGATATTTTTGATTTCTCCGTTATTGCCGATACCAAACAGCTCGTTTGTCTCCAGCGCTTTTTCAAGGCTGACCTCAACCTTCTGCCGTTCATTGACGAAGGAAGTCGCCGTTTCAGTCACGGCTACATCCTGTCCGGCGTAAATGAGTTCTACGGTATGGACTTCACTGCTCAGCACCATTCCATAGCCTGCCTTGACCTCTTTTACCTCATATTTTCCGAGATAGAGTTCCTTGCTTTTTGCAAAGCCGGTTTCATCGGTCGTAACCGTATCGACCAGCTCGCCCTTGCTGTACCTCAGCGTACCGTCTGGCGTTACCACATCTTCGGCGGCACGGATTTCATAAACGGTATCGGGAAGCCCCTGTGTTTCATAGATCGGTTGATAGATAACGGGAAGCTCCTGCCCGTTTTCATCTGTCCCGCCGCTTACCAAAACGCCGAAGAATACCTCGCCCGTCTTTTCAATGCTGATCGTGCCTTTCTGCGGCATATTGGTCTTTTCAACTTTAATCACTGTTACCCCGCTTTCCTCAGAAGAATTTTCTTCCGTTACATCAAAATAGACGGGTGTGGAATCAAGGACATATCCATAAGGACTCTGTACCTCAACGATAGAGTAGCCCTGACCGTATGGCAGCTTTTCCGGCGTTACGAGCGAGCCGTTAGCGTCGGTATAGAAAGTGTCAACCGTTGTCGGGGTGGGATAGGTAAATTCCATCGTGATGAGATTGCCGGATGGATCATAAATCTGGAAGCCTGCGCCCGCATAGGGAATTGTTTTGCCAGTTTCTGCGTCCACCTTTACCACTTGGATATAGCTTTCAAAATTGCTGTTGTTAATCAGGTAGCGGTAGGTCTGAGCGTTCTTTGCGATGAACACATCAAAATCATCCATCAGCTCCCTGCCTTCCCAACCGGACACCTGATGGACGGTATATGTGCCGTAAGGCATATCCTTTGTCTGTGCAAAGCCGTTCTCGTCGCAGGTCAGAGTATCACGCTCAGATTCCTTTGCGTTTTCAAAAGAGCCTGCGGATTTGAGATACACTTCGAAAACAGCGCCTTCTTCGGGCGTTTCAATCTGTGTTTCGCCGTAGGGTAGGAACCGGACGCCTTATCATATTTCTATGACAGGATTTCCGAGAACCTCCCTCAGAACCGTACGTACACCTTTCGATGTATACGGCTCCCCAGCCATTCCTAAAGCATTTTACAAAGTTCCATTATGAAGATTGACGTGGCAGTCATGGCATAAGACGAGCGTTTTGCGCTTCATATAGCTCATCAGCCATACCCAGTTAGGCATAGGCGTTCCACGTTTTCGGTATTTCTTCACAATGTCCTTAAGCTTCCTTACATGATGAATCTCCAAGGCACAATGTTCTGCTCCACATAATTCACATACATCACTGTTGAGCCTTTTCATTAACTGACCACCCTTTAATACCTGTCCGAATTGGTCGGAGATTTCTCCGGCAGGTCGGCTAACCTTTTTTAGACTGTCATTGAAGTAGGTCATCGTTTTAGGGCCTTCTTTCGTATTGTATCTGATACCAACAATACGCATGGTGCCAGTTCCATTTTTTCTGGGAACATCAATTCCATATTTCTGAATAACCTTTTTGACCGATGATTTTTCCTTTCGGGCGATTGTCTTAATCATGCTGAAATAGTGATAATACTGAAATGTGGATATTTTCGTGCTGACATCCGTTGCTAAGCAATAGTAATTGTAAAGCCCTCTGATTTCTGCGTTGTACTGACTGATAATTTCAATCACGGGCAGATTAACTCGTGCCCCCACCTGATAGGGTTTTCCCTTTTTAATGAACGGCTTGAGCTTTTCCCGAATAACATCTCCCGGCACAACTAACTGAATTGTACCGTTTACAGAGCGTTTCTTTCGACCGATTGAATCAACCACTTGCTTTGTGTTCTCTTGAGATTTTGTAATTTCGTATCCCAGAAAACGCACTCGTTTATCCGACAGATTGGTGATTTTCGTTTTTTCCCGGCTCAATTCAAGATGAAGTTCCTTTTGCATGAAACCTGCAATTCTTTCCTTGATTTCATTCGCTGTTGCCTTGCTGCCGATGATACAGACCACAAAATCGTCCGCATAGCGCACATATTTTACACGCTGATAGTTTTTATCCATAGGGTCTAAGGCAGGGATATTCTGCATTTGCCGCAGGTACTCATCCGCTTGTTCCTGATTGCCTTTCTTTTTTGCACGGTTTCGTTTGTATTGGAGAATCTGATATTCACGATATGGTCTCCGCTGTTTCCCTTTGGTGTATTCAGCAGATATTCCTTCCATGAACTTATCAAACTCGTGCAGATAAATGTTGGCCAAAATGGGGCTGATGATGCCGCCCTGCGGTGTTCCCGACAGCGAATTGTACTTCTGGTTGAATTCCAAATATCCGGCTTTCAGGAATTTCCGAATAAGCTCAAGAAATCTACCGTCATCAATCTTCTTCGAGAGTATCTTTAACAATATTTCATGGTCGATATGGTCGAAGCACCCGGTGATATCGCCTTCAATTACCCAGTTGGTTCCCCTACAGGTGCTTTTAATTTGATACAGTGCGGTGTGACAGCTTCTATTAGGCCGAAAACCGTGCGAATTATCGCTGAAAATTGGCTCGTAGATTGCCTCTAAAATCTGCCGTACTACTTCCTGTACCAGCTTGTCAGCAAAGGCAGGGATACCCAAAGGTCGCATTTTACCGTTCTTCTTGGGGATATATGTCCTTCGGACAGGTTTTGGTTGATAGCGTTCCCATTTGAGCAGTTCTATCAGTTGAGAAATTTGCTTCCTGCTAAAACCGTCAATGGTTGTCCCGTCTGTTCCGGGCGTCATATTGCCTTGCTTAGCATGGATTTTTTGATATGCCCGCAAAAAGAAGTCCTCATTGAAAAGATTTCTGTAGATACGGTCATACCGGTGTGATTCATCTTGTTTGGATTTTTGCTTTAGTATTGATAATACCGTTTCAGCTTTTTGCATTTCGCATACCTCCATTCGATTATCAATAGAATGACCTGCCGCCCTTCGCCATGTATGCGGCTTTCCCGCACTCGGACTACTATGGCGGCTCCGTTGCCATGCCGGATATTCAGTGTCATCTCCCTCGCTTTTCACACTTGGGATTTATCGCCATAGGGCATTACACATAGCATTTCTGCGTTCTGGTTTAGGCAATCTCCGTTTAGTCGTATTGATACATTGGGTGTGGTTTAGGTTTCCGTTCATTCCTTTTACATACTTCCTGTATGCCGGGACATTTTCAGAGAGTATCAGTGACGACAACGGTTTCACTGATAGAAATTGTCCATGTGCGCAATCAGTCTTCGCACATCTCCACACTTAGAGCAAAGAAACTGGATTTAAAGCAGTTTAGCCTTAACCATGCCACGCCTTTGGTCTCGCATATCCCGCTTATACACTGATTTCAAACGTATATGCTTTTCCGCCATGCTCTTGTCCCCTTTATCTTTCGATTCCGGGTTAGGCGGCTAACCAACTGGATTTCTCTCCAATCCAGTACCTCTTTAGGCATTATCAATACGCCCTTACGGACGCACATCGTCCGTATGTTTGATAATGGCGATATTACCCTTGATAACCTGTTCATTTACATCATTTGCGGTCTGATTATGCTCAATGGTATAAAGCTCTGGCTCTGCGCCAACCTTATGGACTGTCGGATCGAGCAAATAGCCTTCGCTCGGCTCAAGTTCCTTAATTGTCCAATCCGAATCACAGATATATTCTTTTGTGGTGAACTGCCCGTTTTCATCAGTGTAGTATTCGTCAATGAGCTGTTCGCCCTTGAAAATCCCGTATTTTGCTCCCGCAAGAGAGGCGTTCCCCTGAGCCGTTCCCGTCTCAGCGTCGCTTTTTGTCACGGTAACGGTAAACTTCTTCAGGATATTCGTGAAATTGCGGGTAGTGACCTCGTTCCACTTGACGGGTGCGCTCTGATCTGCGGGAATGACATAACGGATTGCGGTATCCACTTCCTCAATGGTGTACGGCGTTGTGCCGCTGATCAGCACATCTTCAAAGGTCGCCACACCGTTTTTATCCGTAACCGCATACTCGTCCACGGCAATGCCGGAGAGCGATGTGCCGTAAAGGTGGAAGGTCACGCCCTCATTGAAGTTATCCTCCGAGGATTTGATAACCTCAATATCGCCACGCTTCAGGGTATTGTTGAAGTTGACGGTCGCAACCTGCCCCGCAACTACGGTTACTCTGCGGGACTCCTGCGGCTCGTAGCGGTCATATTCCTGCTCGGTTACGGTATATACTCCGGGCATTAGGTTATCTACCTGAATCTGACCGCCGTTTTCTGTCTTAACGGTTTTATCAATGCCGTTACCCTGAATACGGAAGGAAATACCGTCAACTTTTCCGTCCTCACTGGTTTTGACGATTTTCGCTGATCCATAGGAAACCTTTAATTTAAGGAATCCCTTAACCGGATCATTGACCGTCTGAGCATAGGTTACGGTATCCTGCACACCGCCGTTCGGTCCATAGATACCGTCCGTCCAAGTGATAACGCCTTTTCTCTGCGCTGTTTTCTCTGCGGTAATCGTCAGCCCGTCGCTCGGCGCTTTCTCGGCAGTAATCGTCAACTTGTTTCCGCTTACGGAGAACTGAACGCCCGAATCATTGGACGAGAACTTATATCCCGAAAGGACATTGTTGCTGTCCGTCAGCGTAACCGTGTACTTAGAGCCATCCCATTCAAGCTCGATCTCCTGTGCGCTTCCCGGCGTTTTGGAAAGGAAGCTCGGCAGCTTGGAATGCTTCTGCACACTTGCCGCCATTGAATTGTAGTAGCTCATAATTTTGTCATAAAGAGGGTGGTTAGGGCTGATCTGATCCAGAACAGCGTCCTTGCCGCCTGTG